ATCCATAGCAAAATATAAAAATGAATTAGCCGTTGACGGTGATTTATCTTATCTAAATTTAGACTGGACTCCAGTTCCTATTATTCCAAAGTTTGTAGACATTGTTGTAAACGGAATGTCTGATAGATTGTTTAAAGTAAAAGCTTACGCACAAGATGCATTATCTCAATCTAAAAGAAGTAAATATCAAGAAATGATTGAAGGGCAGATGGCTGCAAAAGACGTTCTTGAAATTGTACAAAAAAATACAGGGTTTGATCCTTTTATAATGAACCCTGATGAATTACCAGCGAGCGACGAAGAGTTATCGCTTTATATGAATTTAAATTACAAACCAGCCATAGAGATTGCTGAAGAGGAGGCGATTGATACAATGTTTGCCGAGAATCATTATAATGATATACGTAAGCGATTAGATTACGACATGATGGTGACGGGTATGGCTGTAGCAAAACACCAGTTTCTTCCTGGTTCAGGTGTAGAGGTTTCTTATGTAGACCCTGCTAATGTAGTTTATAGTTATACAGAAGACCCTCATTTTAAAGATTGTTTTTATTGGGGTGAAATTAAAACAGTGCCAATTGCAGAGTTAATGAAAATTGACCCTACTCTTACAAATGATGACTTAGATACAATTTCTAAATACAGTCAGAGTTGGTATGATTACTTTAATACAGCACAGTTTTACGAAAACGATATATTCTATCGTGACACTTGTACGTTGATGTACTTTAATTATAAAACCACTAAGAAGATGGTTTATAAGAAAAAAGTAAAAGATAACGGAAATATTAGTATGATAGAAAAGGATGATGGTTTTAATCCACCAGATGAAATGATGGAGGAAAATAATTTTGAAAAAGTAGAAAAGACAATTGATGTTTGGTATGATGGTGTGATGGTGATGGGGACAAATATAATTTTAAAATGGGAGCTTGCTAGGAATATGGTAAGGCCTAAGTCGTCATCGCAACATGCTATTCCAAACTATGTAGCTGTAGCACCAAGGATGTATAAAGGAGTGATTGAATCTTTAGTAAGAAGAATGATACCTTATGCTGATTTAATTCAGATGACTCATTTAAAATTACAACAAGTTATTTCTCGTACAGTACCAGATGGTGTTTATATAGATGCAGATGGTTTAAATGAAGTAGATTTAGGGACGGGAGCAGCTTATAATCCAGAAGACGCTTTGCGTTTATATTTCCAAACAGGTTCTGTAATAGGTAGAAGTTATACACAAGAAGGAGATTACAATCAAGGTAAAGTTCCAATACAACAGCTTACAAGCAATTCAGGCGCTTCTAAGGCTTCTATGCTTATCGGTAACCTAAACCATTATTTAGATATGATACGAGCTGTAACAGGCTTAAACGAAGCGAGAGACGGTACAATTGCTAACTCCGATGCTTTAGTGGGTGTTCAAAAGTTAGCAGCATTAAGTTCTAATACCGCTACTCGACATATATTAGATGGAAGTCTTTACATATATAGAACGTTAGCTGAGGCTTTAACTTACAGAATACGCAGACTTTAAAGATGATTTTGTAAACAAAATAGGTAAATACAATGTTAGCATACTTGGAGAAATATCTGATTTATATATATATGACTTTGGAATCTTTATTGAATTGTCTCCAGACGAAGAGCAAAAAGCAATGCTTGAGCAAAATATTCAAATGGCATTATCAAAAGGTGATATTAACTTGGAAGACGCTATTGATATACGTGAAATTAAAAATCTTAAACTTGCGAATCAGTTGCTAAAAGTAAAACGTAAGGCTAAGCAAGAGCAAGATCAGCAAATGGAAATGCAGAAGCAAGCTATGATTACTCAGCAACAATTAAAATCTCAGGAGTTAGCTGCTCAAGTAGCTATGCAAAAAATACAAGCTGAAACTCAAGCTAAGATGCAATATAGACAGGCGGATGTAGCTTTTGAAATTGAAAAACAAAAAGCAGAAGCTCAATTGAAAGCTCAGTTAATGCAGCAAGAGTTTAATTATAACTTACAGCTACAAGGAATGACACAGACACAACTTTCACAAAGAGAGGCTGATAAAGAAAAAGCAAAAAGTGATAGGATAAGTCAACAAAATACAGAACAATCAAAATTAATTACTCAACGAAAGAATAATTTACCTCCACAGAACTTTGAATCTAACGAGGATAGTTTAGATGGTTTTGATTTATCAGAGTTTGAACCAAGATAATGTGTTTAAATTTTACGTAACTTTGCAATTAAATTAAATTAAATCAAATGGACATTAAAGTAAGAGAAGTGTCGGCTGAAGAAAAGTCGTCTCAAGAAATAGAACAAGAACTCCTTGATAAGCATGAGGAGAAGCAACAGTCAGAAACTGGGCAAGAAACTACAGAGGTTAAAGTCGAAGAACCTCAAGAAAATGTAGAAGTAAAAGAAGAAAGTATACCAGAGGATGCTCCGGTTGAGGAGGTTAAAGTTGAAGAACCTCCACTAATGGAAACTCCTTCTGAATTAAACGAAGACGAAGTTCTTTCATATATTGGAAAAAGATATGGTAAGGAAATTAATTCTATTGATGAATTAGTTAGCCAGCGTGAAGAAAACGAACCGCTTCCTGAAGATGTGGCTGCTTACCTAAAGTATAAAAAAGAAACTGGACGAGGTTTTGGTGATTTTGCAAAATTGCAAAAAGATTACACTGACTTAGGTCCAGATGCTTTGCTACGTGAATATTACTCTATAACTGAAGAAGGTTTAGATTCAGAAGATATAGATTTATTAATGGAAGATTTTGTGTTTGATGAAGAAATTCATGAGCCAACTGAAATTAAAAAAATAAAACTAGCAAAGAAAAAAGAAATTGCCAAAGCAAAAAAGTTTCTCAAACAACAGCAGGAACAATACAAACAGCCCCTTGAGTCAAGGGAAAGTTCTGCCACTGCTAACAATGATGAAATAATTGAATACAGGCAATATCTTGAGGCAGCTAAGACTCAAGAGGAGCAAGCAAACCACAAAAGAGAATGGTTTGTTAAAAAAAGTGATCAAGTTTTTAACACCGAGTTTAAAGGTTTTAAATTCAATATAGGTGACAACGAGGTTGTTTATACTCCAGGCAGTGCTTCTGAACTTAAGAAAGCTCAAGAGACTCCATTAAATTTTGTAAATAAATTTTTGGACAACAATGGGTATTTAAAAGACGCAGAAGGATATCACCGCTCTTTAGCAATTGCAATGAACCCTGAAAAGTTTGCACAGTTCTTTTATGAACAAGGCAAATCCCAGGCAACTGATGATGTAATACGTAAAACGAAAAACATAAACATGAGTGAGCGTAGTGCACCAGAGGTTTCTGTTAAATCAGGATTTCAAGTGAAAGCAGTTTCTCAGCCTTCGAGCAAAGGACTGCGAATTAAGAGTATTAAAAAAACGTAATAATAATTTAAAATAATATAACATGGCAGGACAAGTAAAAGCAACGCCAACATTCGCGTTGACTCCGAGTTCAGAAAGAACTCCAACAGCCCAAAACTATATTGTAAATTTTGATTTCTTAAATCAGTATCTACCAGATACGTATGAAAAAGAATTTGAAAGATACGGTAATAGAACGATTTCTTCATTCCTTAGAATGGTAGGAGCGGAAATGCCTACAAACTCAGACCTTATCAAATGGGCAGAGCAAGGTAGGTTACACACAAAATATACAAGCGTAGGTACAGCAGCAATATTAAATGCTGACCAAGCTGTATTTCAGGTAAACGATGCAATTGACCCAGCAACTGCTGAGCAAGTAGTCAGAGTAGGACAAACTATTGTAGTTGTTCAAAACGATGGTTCAGGTCTTAACAAAGCAGTAGTAAGCGCAGTAAACAATGCCGGTGGTGGTAAAGGACAGTTCACAGCTGACTTTTACGAAGCAGGTGGTTTAGTAACTGCAGGTACTGGTGTTGGTAATGCAGACGTTACAGTATTTATTTACGGTTCAGAATTTAAAAAAGGAACAGCAGGTATGGTAGGTTCATTAGAATCTAACGACTTCATT